GTACTGAATGCAGCATCACAGGGTGCAAAGCTTAATGGTCTATCTGCCAAAGACTTTGAGATTGCACAGATGATTAATACTGCACTGGACTTAGGACTTTTAGATAAGCCCAAAGATCCCTTTGCATCAAGTCTTTCAGACAAGTTACCAGAGTTCATACGTACTAATCAAAACAGACTTATCAGGTTACTCGTATCTAACCCATCAACCAGTGCACTTAACATGATTGGTTGGGGTGCTAATGCAGGTATCAACGCTGTGTCTGATATAGCACTGATGACTTTACATGCAGGAAGAGGTACACTTGCTAAAGCTATTGGCATGGAAAAGGCTGGAGAAAAGTCTTACAAGATTGCTAGAACACTCTTCGAGTCCAATGCATTTCGCATGAGACTCTTGCTTGATCCTGATATGACTCATGCTGCATTTGAGTCTGCACTTACACGTAACACTGAAGCATTACAAACACTGGCTACCACATTACCAGGTGGTATTGATAACGTAACACGGTTAGTTACAGACGGTAAGTTTACCCCTAACCAAAAACTATTTGGTCAGTATACTGACGATACTGTTGACTTAATTCAAACTTTATCGTTTGTTAAAGCACAAGATAGCTTCACTAAGTCTCAAGAGTTTATCTTCCAGATGGACAAAGAACTTAGACTTGTAACTGGTAAAGGTTGGTCAGAGTTTTACAACTGGGAAGATGCAGCTAAGTTTATGGCTACAAAAGAGTATGCCCAGATGGAAGCTAGGGCTGTAGACAAAACATTAGAATCTATCTTTAGTAAGTCTTATAAAGGTCCAGGACTTGTTGGTGAAGTTGCTGCAGTTATTGAAGATGCTAGAAACATTCCTGGTGTAGGTCTGCTTATCCCATTTGGTAGGTTCTTTAACAACACTGTAGACTTTGGACTACAAGCAACTGGACTTTCTATTGCGGGTAAAGCCGTAGGTAAGTACAGTAACAAAAGTTATAGTGAGTTGTTTACTAAAGCTGCAGTATCCTGGGGTATGGCATCAGCTATGGTTCAAAAAGAAAGTGAAAACCGTAAGGCTGGCCTAGGTTTGTTTCAAGAATCTATCGGTGGTGAAGTTGTAACTCGTCAGTACGACTACCCAGTTTCATTCTTTAAGGCTTGGGCAAGGATTGGTTCCTACTACATGGATGGAGAAGAGCCACCTACAGAAGTACTTCAACAAATTGCTAGAGACTTTACACTTGAAGGCGTCCTCAGAAACCTAGATCAAAGTCAACAAGATGTAACTGCTATCTTCTTCCACATGTTCCAAGGAGATATGAAAGAGTCTTGGAGGGCTTTTGGTAAATCTATGGGTGGACTTGTTTCACAACAAGCCGCAGCGGCTACACGTTTTATCGAACCTGTAAACACACTGGCTGGTATTGCTAGAGGTGAACAAGCTAGACCTATTGATCGTTATCAAGGAAGCAAATTCTACAATGACTCTGCTCGTTATGTTGACAATATTATTCCACTGTTTACTGGTGAACCAGTCGGTGAGACACTTAAGCAAGCTGCAACAGGAGAAGCTGATATTACATCTACAAAGTCATTAGGTGTAAGAACTATAAGGCTTACTGATACCCAGCGTGTTATGAACATGTTAGGCTACGAGCAGTTTAATATTAATGCTGCACGACAAGTCAGAATGAAAGCTCCTGAGTCTGCTAACGAGTACAATGGTATTCTGTTTGATGTCATCGAGGCAAAGTCTTCTGCTCTGATGGACAGTAAAGCATTTAGAAACATGCCACTTGATAGACAAAGGTTGTACTGGGAAACAGAAATATTACCTGAAGCTAAAGAGTTGGCTAAGAGCTTTTTGTACTTACAGTACTCAGGTCCACTAGATACTATCGACCTCCAGTATGAGTTAGCTGGTAAGTATAATAACAAAAAACTTGATGAAGCTATAGAAGAACTAAACTTCCAAGGCGATATTGGCGATATGACTAGAGGAGAACTGTATGTCCTCAAAGAATATCTTTCTACAGTAGATCAGATAGAACTTCTGAAAGTTCCTGCGGAGGTTGGAGCAGGTCAGTACGGTAGGTAAAATAAAAGGGGGCATCAAGCCCCCCTCTTTTTATATATCATCATCAAGCATATAATCTGCCCAATCATATGCCTTCCGTTTTATTTCTCGCATATCGTTACTCGACCTTGCCCCTGCCAACAGACCAGTTAAAGCCTGACCTGCTAAGTATATTCTTGGGGTCAGGCTTTTTGTTGTAGGAGCTTTACGCTTTTGCTGAGTAAACTTTTTTGCTTCTTTCTCTAAGCTCTCTTTCAATTACTAGCTCCTTGTTTTTGAAATAGGCTTTGTTAAAGCCCATCTCCCAATCCCTATTATCTTTTGTATTAACTTGGTAGGGATTGCCCAAGTTACCTTCAAGGAAGGCTTGATAACCTTCGTTAAATGGTTTTATTGTTTGCTTTGATTTTGTATAAGTGCTTCTAGGTACCATCTTGCTTTCTTCAAATCCTCTAGACCATTTTTATAACGCCACCGATGTAAGTACTTCGCAACGTTACCCCGATAATAACCGATAAGCTCATCGTCTGTCAAGATGTCTTTGATGTAATCAATACATTCAATGTCACCTTGACCATAATGAGGAGGCTTGTTTACGTTATCTGTCATAGTATAATCAACTCCGCTTCTGTGTATGGAATGTGAAAGAACAACTCACCTGGTCTGATGTATCTACCCTTTGCTTCACCAAGACTTTCCTGGGTTAGTAAGAAGTCTCGGATACGCCAAGCTTGCTTGAGATCTTTACGAAAGACGTAGAAGTTAAGTACTCCGTTCTCACCCTGATACTTATCAAGTAGGCGTTGCTTACGTTCTGGAATACGTATCTCTCTCCAGTGTGTCGGCCAGTCACCATCCCAAGCTACCTTGACCTCAGCCTCATTGAAGTATGTGTAGCCATGTTTTTGAGAGACAACATCTACGTGGTAGTTTTCTTCAGTGTTGACTAGTACATGTCCTTTCTTTGTAAGGTACTGTGTCAAAGCATCCTTAGCTTGTGAATCGTATGCTTCGTACAGTGCTCTATTAAACGCTTTTCTGACGGGCTTGCCCATGTTCAAGGTACTCCTTAAGTTCTGTGTACCCACCAATGTGAGACCCCGAAGGGCTAAAGATCTGAGGTACTGTGGTAATACTAGAACGTTTTAAAAGGTAAAGCAACCACGAACTAGATTTAGATTGGATATTATATTCGGTGTATTGTAAGTTAGCTCCTTTCAGTAAGGCCTTGGCTTGATCACAAAAGTTACATTGATTACGAGTGATCATCACGTACATCTCTTCTCCATTTCAGTTCGTACAACAGTTTCTTTTGTTCGTAGTCAGACAGGATCATCCAGTCACGTATCTCATCTACGGTCCGTAAACACCCTGCGCAGTATCCATCCTCTATCCGACAGACCTTTACGCAGGGTGAAGGTATAGACCCTAAACTAGGTCTACGATTTCGCATGAGTCACCAGAGCAAGCCATAGTCTGCATTGCCACAGTGTTATCCTCTTGTTCATACTCTGAAAGCTTTGACCAGTCAATAGCCTTGGGCATTAACTTATTAAGCTCTTTGTATTCACGTTCACTGCAATCCTGATAAGGTGCTTGTTGGTAGGTGTGATCAGAGTGTGGCAAGAAGGACACACCAGACATCTCATCAAAGTGTTTGTACACAAAGGCACCCACCTCTAGCCACTCAGAGTCACGCACTGAGATAGTCACCGATGGTTTGTGCTCACACCAGTTACGTTGATAAGCCAACCACATTTCTAACTGTTCGATAGCTGACATATCGTTACGAGTTACAGCTTTGTTAGGTGACCTCTGTGGGAAGCTGAACACTGTAGTAGTGTCACCCTTAAACACACATGGCTCATGTGGGATACCTTGATCTTTCATGAATTGAGTAAGAGGATCTTTGTTGTCCCCTCGTACAGTCCTAACGTAAAACCGTGAGTGGCGAGCATGTATTCCAGACGCTGAATCCACAAGCTGAGAGACAGTGCCGCTTGGCTTAACGCATGTAATAGCAGCAGATACAGGGATACCAAGACGATCAGCCCACTCAGCATTAGTATCAACAGCCACTTGACGAAGGTGAGCAAGTGTTTCATTGAGTCCCTTATTCTTTGCAGTCAATAATGGGTTGTCCATTATCCCTGTGAGTGACACACCGAGCAGTCGTTCGGCTTCTGTGTTGTCTCTCCACACCTTTCGCAGATATGGAAACTTTGTGTAGGTCGATTGGATAGTCCCCAGAATTGTTGCCAGACGGACTTTTCTTTCCAAGTCATCAATAGTATCTGTAGCACGTACGACACACTCGGTAAGATTGCAGAACTGGTACGGACGAAGAATGATTTCACTGCAAGGATTTGTACCGAAGTCATAATCACTATCACGTCTACCATACTTTGCAGCTTGTTTCTTAGATGCTTCACGATTGAATACTCCTCGTTCTCCTGACTTAGATTCAACCAGGGCTGTCCACTCTCGCATGAATGTTTCTACGTCAGGCTTTTCTGTGTATGATACAGAGTTGTTAGCTAGTGCACGGTGCGCTGCTGTCTCCCACCATTGACCAGACTTAGCATGACGCATACGATCATCACTCAGGTTAGACAGAGAGATCATAGCTGACCTACGTACACCACCGACGACAACGATCTGTCCGATGAAACACATTAGGTCATGGCACTCAATGCTTGAGAGCTTACGGCCTTGTGCATTCTTAAATGTAGATACAGCAAAGTTAAATAGTTCAACCAAAGGCGCTGGGCCTGATGCTCTACCGCCAAATGTTTTAAGTCTTGCACCTGCAGGACGAACCTTTGAGACATCCCACTGAGGAATCTCACCAGCCCATAGGAGTGCCAAGAGTTGACGGAAAGCTTTCGCCCAACCTTCCTTACTGTCCTTCACGACGATTGTGGTATCACTCTCGAACAGCTCTGGTACTTCTGGGAGCTTAGTGATGTACTGCCGTTCTACAGAGAAACCAACCCCCGTGCCACACAGGAGGATGAACATCGCTTCGTCGAAGCTTTTAGGATCATCTACTGGGAGATATGAACAGTTGTACCCTGCTGTGTTATCACGTTCAAGTGCAGGACCAGCTGTCATCATAGCTCTCATGGATGGCATGATCTCTAAGCCAAGGATAGCTTGCTCAATCTCATACTTAGTATTAGCATCTACCTTGTCAGCAATGACGTTAGTAGAGTAACGTGTCACTGTATCATCCCATGTCTCACGCCCATACCCATCAAAGTATTTTGCATACCGTGACTTGTGAATAAAGGATTGGTAATCCGTTGGGAGTTGATTAGTCGCCATCACTTACCTCTTGGTCTGGAAGTTTCTTCACTTGATCTTCTGCAGGTGTTTCTGCAATCTCAACAATCATGCCACCTAGCTGATTGCATCGTGCATCAAGTACACGCATCAGGTAATCCATACGTCCCATCTCTTCACGAGCTAGGCCGATTTCTTGATACATCTTCATCTGATCTTCATTGAAGTCATCAGTATAATAGTCTTTGTCATTAATAGTTAGTTTAGGCATTATCGTTTATCTCCTGAGCCTTTAAGGGTTCCACGGGATTTTCTTCCGTATAATTTTTCTAGGTTTGCAAAAGCAATATCATGCAAGTCAATGTTAAGATCACGAGACAATGCAGCTAGATACCACAGTACATCACCGATTTCTGCAGCAATACCTTGTCGATCAAAGT